GGAGGTATAACGATGTCTATTCTTGCAAGAGCCAAGGCGCTGAGGGCGCAGATCGAAAGCAACGCCGCCATGATGCCTGATGAAGAGGCAGTACAGTTTGTGGAACTGTTCCCCAACTGGTCTCCCAACAGCGTAAGCTACACCGCCGATACGAGAGTTCGCTATAACGGCGTTCTGTATCGTGTTCTGCAGGATCACGTTTCCCAAGAGGAATGGACACCCACCGCCGCGGCTTCTCTGTTCGCCAAGGTGCTGATCCCCGACGAGAATGTTATCCCCGAGTGGGAGCAGCCCGATTCCACCAATCCCTATATGGCCGGTGATACCGTAACCCACAACGGCAAGACGTGGACCAGCGACGTCGACAACAACGTTTGGGAACCCGGTGTCTATGGGTGGACTGAGGTGACCGAGTAAGGAAGCGGTGAAGAAATGACGTTGCGTGACATTTTACTTGGCGGGGGCGGTGGGTTAGTGGTATTGCTGACCCTTATCCAAATCAGCCCCATAAAGTTCGACCCGTGGACGGCTATCGCAAGTGCGATCGGCCGAGCCCTCAACAAAGATGTGCTCGACCAACTCAAGACGTTGGAGGACGAGCAAAAGAAGATCAAAGCCGAGGTATCCAGCCAAAAGGATCTTTCCGACAAGAGAGAGGCAGACGGTTGGAGGGCGGATATTCTTCGCTTCAATATGGAGCTGGTTAAGCACACCAAGCACACCCGTGAGGATTACATAGAAATCCTCGACATCATCGACAAGTACGAAAAATACTGCGATGCCCACAAGGACTATGAAAACAACCGTGCTGTCCACGCAGTTGCCAACATTGAACGCTGCTACGATGACCGGTTGAAAAATGATGACTTTGCATAAGGAGGAAATTGCAATGGAAGACATCAAGAAGACTCTCGGCATTGAGATCCCCGACGACGAGGAAATCACCGAGGAAACCATCGCTGAACTGAGCAACGGAAGGGGTGACGAGTAATGGGATATACCAATAGCCCTCTGGTGTCCTACACCAAACTGAGCCCGAACCACTCCGGTCTGCGCAAGCACGCCATCGACACGATCACCATCCATTGCGTGGTTGGTCAGTGTTCCGTGGAAACCCTCGGCAACATCTTCGCTCCCACGTCCCGGCAGGCTTCCAGTAACTACGGCGTTGGCAAGGACGGCCGTATCGGTATGTACGTTGAGGAAAAGAACCGTTCCTGGTGTACCTCTTCCTCTGCGAACGATAACCGGGCAATCACCATCGAGGTTGCCAGCGACACCAAGCACCCCTATGCCGTCAATGACAAGGCGTTCGCCGCCCTGCTGGATCTCGTCACCGACATCTGCAAGCGTAACGGCATCAAGAAGCTGGTGTGGTCCACGGTCAAGAATGACCGTGTGAACCATCTGAACGGTTGCAATATGACCGTACATAGGGACTATGCCAATAAGAGCTGCCCCGGTCAGTACCTCTATGACCGTCACGGGGAAATCGCCGCAGAGGTCAATAAGAGACTCGGTGCGGTCGAGGAAGTTCCCGAGACCCCCGATGCGCCCGAAACCGAGGTTGAGAACGAGATCGACATCGGCTCTGTGGTGAAGATCACCGGAACCAAGTATTACGGTGGTCAGAACATTCCTGCGTGGGTCAAGGCAAAGAACTGGGTCGTTCACTCTCTGTCCGGTGATCGTGTTGTCATCAATAAGAGCGAGGACGGCAAGCACGCCATTATGTCCCCGGTCAACATCAAGGATCTGGCAGTGGTCAGCAAGGCCCCGGAAAAGTGGGTGCCTGCTGTGGGTGACACCGTTACCTATAACGGCAACGTCCATTACGTCAGCGCCAACGCCACCAACGGCTCCAAGTGCAAGGGCGGCAAGGCGAAGATCACCGCCATCCATCAGCTCGGCAAGAGCAAGCATCCGTATCACCTTATCCGTGTCAGCGGCGGTGGCGCAACCGTCTATGGCTGGGTAGATGAAAATACTTTCACCAAAGCGTAAGGAGGAACAACAATGGAAAACGTCATCATCGAAACCGTGGTGCAGATCGTCGCCACGCTGCTTATCACCCTTATCGGTGTCCTCGGCACTTGGCTGACCGCCACGATCGCCAAGAAGCACGAGCTGGCCAACATCGCCGCCGCCACCGATGAAGCCACCAAGGCTGCCCAGACCACTGTGCTGGAACTGCAGCAGACCACGGTGGAAGCTATGAAAGCCGCCAGTGCGGACGGCAAACTGACGCAGAGCGAAATTGAGGAACTGGGTGCGCTGCTGTTGCAGAAAGCATTGGATAAGATGTCCAACTCTGCAAAGAACGTACTGACCTCTGCCGGCGTGGATATTACCGCCCTTATCAAAGGCGCAGGCGAAGCCCTCATTAACCGTCTGAAGAACTAAGGAAAGCCCCTCTCGGATTGAACGTCCGGGAGGGGCTCTTTTTTCGTTTTCCGGGGGATTTTCCCGGGGATAGGTGTTCTCGGGTGACGGCTCAAGCGCCGGTTATAACCGCCGCAAATGGCTCGTGGTGGCACGTGTGGCTAATCCTCACTGGATAACTCCTTGACCGTTTCAATAATTGCCCAGTTCCGGAGCCGAGGGGGTGTGCCGAGGGAAGCTAAAAGGGCCTCTGCCATACCGCACATATCACACACGTACACGTTTACGAACCGGCTGAGGGCATTTGTGTGGAGGGGGTCTTTCATATTCGGCTTACCGCACCGGGGGCAAGTGATGAAAGGCGTCTGCACTTTGCCGAATCTCTCAAGTGCGGCATGTGCTTCCTGTTCGTCGAGGTGTTCGCAAAATTCCTCATAGCCCATATGCCCGTTGGCTTTCATAATCTCGCTGGCTTTCTGCAGCTCGTCGGGTGTCCAATCTCTGCTCATATTGTTCTGTCCTTTCTGCCAGTGGTCTGCGCACTGGCTCGGTAGTTAGCTGTTCACAAAGGTGTAACCATTTCAATCCCAACAGCTGTTGTATCTGTAAACCTCGCTTTCTTGTCGATTAGCAAAGACCCATTATAGTCAACATCGACTACGGTGTGTTCTTCGTTTTCGAACAGGACTACTTTTCCAATCCACGCCCTTTTCAAGCGTTCGATATATTCCCTATAAGTACCCATAGGCATTTCCTTTCTGCCGGGGAGAAACCGCCCCGGCTCGGTGCGCTGGCTCAGTAAGTGTAGGACTTAAGGAGGTTGCCACGGTTGTCCTGGAGGTCCACTCGAACAACCCTTTTTCCTCTTGCTTTTTCCCAATAGTCTTTGAACTCTTTGGCTTCGTCTGCTGTTAAAGTGTCGGTGTTTGCGACGTTCTCCATCTTGCCGCCTTCGTACCATACGTAAACCCATCTGCTTGGCATTCTCAACATAACAAATTCCTTTCTGCCCTCGTAACCTCCGGGGCGGGTGATGGTTAAATCTGAATGGTGATATCCTCGGTTCCTGTTACTCAGTAGCGGCTTCAATGCTGCTGATGACATCTTCCAAAGTGCTTACGGCATCTTCGAGGTTGCTACAGGCATCCTCCGCCTTTTCGTAACGCTCGGATCCTTGGAGGTTCTCCGGGATATTGTCACGGTATTCTTCCTCTTCCTCCAACAGACCCTCCAGCTCGTCCTTTAAGGATTCAAGCTGCTCCATAATATCCTGCAAAGACTTTCTGCGAACTCTATTCATAACATTTCCTTTCTGCCCGGTTACGATGCCACCGGGCGGGGCGGTTCAATTACTTCTTGTAGGTTTCTTCGATGGTGCCAGATTCCCAGTAGGTATTGATCCTGCACCAATCGTTGTGCTGGACGGTTGTCACTCGGAAGAAACGCTCGTCCTCGTTGGCGCCGGCTTCAATGATGACCACTTCGTTATCCTCGTTCTTGCCAATAAGAGGGAGGGTTTTGCCATCGGTCATTTTTACCAGTTCTTCAAACTTTGCCATTCGGTTCTCCTTTCTCCCCGTAGGCCCGGTAGGACAGGCAAATTGGGTTAATCGAACTCTACCGGAATGTAGTCGTTTCTCATACAGGCTATCGTTGCTCTGGCAGCGCCTGCGACATTCTCCGCTGCCTCTCTGACGGCCAGTTCCCGCTTTGTCTTTCCAACCGGTACGGCGTGGAGCAGCTTTTCGATTGCCGCTTCCAGTTCGTCCAGATCGGAAATGTAAGCCTCTTTGTTGGTCATTGCGCTTTCCTCCTTTATGTTTGTAAACTTAATCTTTAAGTTTCTAAAGATATATTAACACATATGATAGTGAAAGTCAATACTATTTCTTTAACTTTCTAAATATTTTCTTGACTTTCTTAAACCTTTGCGGTATTATATTGTCAAGGAGGTGTTCACGTGATTAGTTACAATCCGCTGTGGGTCACGCTCATTAAGGCCGGGAAACAGAAAACCGATCTGTACGAGATCACGAGTTCCGCTACCGTGGCGAAAATGAGCAAGAACGAGCCGGTATCCCTCAGAGTGGTCGAGCAGATCTGCTTGTCCCTCGGCTGCGGGGTAGAGGACGTTATCGAGATATTACCCGATAAGGAATAAGAAAAGCAGGTGCCGTTGCCACACGACACCTGCTGTTTCTATTTATTGTCCCTGCGCCGTTTAGCCTGGGCACCAGCACGATAGTGATTTATCTTGGGTGGGTCATTCGGTATGTAAACAACAATCTCCGAAAGGTCGCACCCCAAGGCTTCGCAGATAAGGTCAAGATGTTCGATGTTGATTCTCTCTGCGATCTCGTGGTAAATCTCATTGATGGTGGTGGGACGTATGCCCGTGAGCCGGGCAAGGTCGGCTTGCGTCAAGCGCAGCTCGCCGAGCTTTCTTGACAAATAAATCTTAATCATACTTATGCCGCTCCTTTAGTGATAATCTACCGCAAATCCGGGAATTTGTGGTGAAAATGTTAGATTATCACGGAATACGTTATAAGTATCCCGTCAAGACCGGCGAACGTAGCAGAGGCACCACGCAATAAAACGTGATGCCTCTGCTGATTATAGGTCAGTGACCAATACGAAAACATCCCGCAATACATAGATAACGGTATTGAGTTCGTATTGGCTCTTTTGGTGGACTTGACGGGAGCTTATACGAACACTCCGTGATGCCGCCTCTGGCAGATCTTCGAGGTCGTCAAGGCTGAATTCCAAGGTGCTGTTCTTGCCTGTGTAGTTGCAGACAATCTTTCCTCGCAAGCCGCCGTCCGTGTCGTAGAGGTAAACAGCCTTAACGAAGGTGTCTATCATACGCTCGGCGGTCTTCTGATCGGTGACATCACCTTGACGCCAGGACTCAAGCCAGAACTGCACCTGCTCCTTTGGAGTATCGACGAGCATAGCTTTTTCCGCAGCTATGTTACCCTCAAGGACACGACGTTCCTCTTCCAGCTCCTCCAAACGTTCCTTGGTGGTATCTGTGAAGATGCCCTGCTCAATGGCGCGCATAATGTTCTTGAGGGACTTTTTGACTTCCTCCAGATCTTGCTCGTAGGTGGCAAGCAGCGATTCGGAACGGACCTTAATAACAAATTCCTCATAGCCGTCAACGAGCCATTGAATAACGTGATCGTCCATAAGGCATTCCCTTATCTTTTCAAGGACACGTGCTTCTATGTAGTCCCGCTTGACATTCTTCTTGTCGCACGTCTTTTCCAAGCGGTGCTTTTGACAACTGTAATAGTAATGTTTATCTCCGGTCTTGCTGGTACCGCTGATCCCCACCATCGGGGAGCCACAGTGACCGCAAAACAACTTTCCGGTCAAAAGGTAATCACTATTCATACGATGACGGCCTACAGGGTTAGGCTTTGTTCTGAGCCGTTCCTGCGCTGCGTCGAACACCTCCTTGGTGATGATTGCCGGCACGCCGCCCTCTTTGCGGATACCGGAGTATTTGTAAACGCCGATATAGGTCTCGTTGCTCAACAGACGGTGGAAACTGTTTTTGTTCCACGGGTTGCCACGCTTTGTACGAATACCACGGGAATTGAGATCCCGCCCGATCTCTGCAAAGGATTCGCTATCAAGGAACCGCTTGAAGATCTCCCGGACGATAGCTGCCTTTTCCGGATCCACTTCATAGTATCCGTCAGCGCCGCGTCTGTATCCGAAAGGAACGGAGCCGTTGACCATACATTTCTCTGCATTATCCATAAGGCCGCGACGAATATCCTCGGACATCGCATCGGAATAGAACTGGTTGACATTCATCATCGACCGGGCAGCGAAACGACCTGCGGCGGTATCGTCAAAGTCCTCCTCCACGTAAAGCACCCGAACGCCCATATCCTGAAGCCGGGTTTCGTTTACCATAGATTCGAGCATATTACGGCCCATACGGTTGGACTTCCAGGCAATGACGTACTTTGCCTTATGCTTGGGCAGCTCGCGCATCATCTTCTGGAACTCTTTGCGCTTATCCGTCCGGCCGGAAACGGCTCGGTCAGCATAGATAGCGACTATCTTAATTCCGTATTCTGCGGCAAGTTCCTGGTCCTTGGCGATCTGCTGTTCAATACTTATATCCCTTTGGGAGTGGCTGCTATATCGGGCATAGATGACACCGATGGCTTCGGCTTCAATCTTCTTACCACGTTTCGGTTTTGGCGGATGCTTGGGCGTAGTCAACGGTGTCACCTCTCTTTCTTGCCATTTTCGTGACTTCACGAAAATGATAGATTATCTGTTTGCAATCTCGATGTACTTTTGTTGGAATTCTTCCGCATTGGCTACCTTGGTAAAGATATACTCGGTACCAGCGGTGCCGGCTGTGCTCACAGTTACTGTGCTGTATCCGAACAGCTTACCAAAAAGGCCGCTATGCACAGACACGTCCTGTATTTTGGAGATCGGAGCCACAACCTTTACGGTCTTAATAAATCCGGTCTTGCCTACGACAGCGTCCTCACGGAGCGCAAGGTAGTTTGCGTGGATAAGCAAATAGCAGATACCAAACAACACCACAGCTGCGGCAATAGCGATAAAACCCTCGGCTCCGTCAGTGACGAGGCCGGCGATACCGCCAAGGAACAGGAGACCGAAAAACAGGCCCGGGACAACGTATGCTGACCAATGTTTACGGCAAGTTACAAGTGCAGGTTTCTTTGTTTTCATAGAGCAATCCTTCCTTTTATTTTGGGCTCGATATTGGTCGAAAGTCCGAATGCGGATGTTATTTTATATCAAATCTACCCAAATAAGTTACAATCTGTTATAATGGTTATGCTGCCGACAGCCATCTTATCAAAAAGGAGCTGCCAACCATGACAAAAAACGAATTTGAACAGTTCCGCGAGTTCTATGAAATGGCGGAACAGGCCGAGTCTGCCCAAAATGGAGAAAAGTTCGTCGAGTTTATTCGCTTTTGCGTTGAGCGTCTAAAAAGAGGCGACCCAGTTCAAGCAATTTGGAACGATTATCTGGAGACAGTTCGGTGAATAATTTGGAAATAGCAGAAAGCCCGTCATCATCATCGGTGGCGGGCTTATTATCTTCCCAACCCATAAGGTACTGAGGTGTGCAATGCAGAGCTTCGGCAAGGATCTCAACCGTTTCGTACTTGATGGTCTTGATATTACCGCTTTCCCAACGTTGAGCAGTAGCCTCTTTAACACCGGTGAGTTCTGCAAGCTGGGCAAGGGTGAGACCGACAGCCTCTCTGCGCTCCTTGATACGTGCGTGAATTTTTGCCATAAGTCGCAACCTTCTTTCTTTGATATATAGGTATTCTATCACAGCCTTACGCACAATGCAATAAAACCTGTGCAAATTTTCAAAAAACTTTCGCAAAACGTATTGACAAGCGGGCATAGCGGTGGTAATATACTTACATACCGCGTAAGTTTTGACCGCACAAGAAAGGAGGTTGGCAATGCAGAACTACGTTGTTGACACCATTGCGCTGCGAAAGCTGATGGTGGAAAAGGGGTATCATACCATTTCGTCCCTCGCAAAAGATGCCAATATCAGCAGAAATACGCTCGGAAAAGTCCTTGACGGCACGGCTCGCCCCTCTGCAGATGTTATGGAAAAGCTGTCTGTAACTCTGGAAATGGCTCCGGAAACTTCCGGTCGCGTTTTTTTTGCCCCGAACTTACGTGGGGCGTAAGTTTTGCGACTACCACAGTTGGTGGAGGTGATCGTTATGGTGGGGTCGCAATCTGTGGTGATTGACACCGCAACCATTCCGCAGTGTGTTCGGCCGTTCCTCTTGGCTCCGATTGTGGATGCCGTGGCCGAGTATATGAAGCAGCCGGGAGTCGCTGAAAAGTACGAAGCGTGGCTTGCGGCGAAAAAAGCGGCAGAAGCCGCAAAACGAGGAGGTGAGTTAATTGAGTAAGGCTAAAGGAAAAGCTGTGACCGCGTGCATTATGCTTCTGCTGTCGGCGGTACTGTACGCTATTGTGCGTTTCAGACCCGACACGTTGGTCATTGTTCTGGGAGTGTTCGCAGTTCCCGGATTCATCACTTGCAGTTTCATCCTGTATAAGTGGTTGATCTTCCCCGACAGCAAATGCACCGACGTCAGCAAAAAGTATTATTGAGAAAGGAGAATCCAATGAAGTACAAGACGTGTCCCGATTGTGGCGCACACCTCGATCACAACGAGCCGTGCGACTGCAAAGAAAAAGAGGACACCCCCGATGCCGCGGGGATGCCCTCAAAAGATGTCAATGCTAATGACGTAAATAGTCTATCAAATCTTTTTCCAAATGTCAATGACTGTTTTCGTCTCCGTGAAGTTCGTGAACTGACGGGGGTACAGGCTAAAGACCTGTCGAAGCTGGTGCAGAGCCGGTTTCCGAAGTTTACCCGGCAGATTATGAGCCAATGTGAGTCCTACGACAAATACGGCTGCTTGCCCCACCCCGACGTGCTTCGTATCATCTGCGAGGCCTACGACATTAAGTTGGACAGCAAGCCGGTTCGCAAGGGCGAGAACTACAAGCGTAAGCTCGGCAAGAAAGTCACTCTCCGAATGACGGAAAAAGACTTTGAATGGTTGCAAGGCCAAGTCGAGCAAGACGAGTATCCGTCAGTGCAGGCTTGGCTTTATGCATTGATTAAGAGAATGCGAGGTGCAACATGCCCGGAATCCCCGACCACCCTGTGATCCGCAATATGGAGGCAACCGGCTACCCGGACGGGAAAGAACCGGAATACCCCCATTGCCCGGTCTGCGGCGAGGAATGTGAAACAATCTACAGAGAAGCGGATGGCTCTTGTCTCGGCTGTAATTGCTGCATCCAATCCGTTGATGCGTGGGAAGCTGATGAATGCTTCCCGGAAAAGGAGTAACCAATGCCTACATTCTATTTTACCTATGGCACAGACGGTCAGCCCTTTGTGGGCGGCTGGACTGAAATCACCGCCCCCGATATGAATACGGCGTGTGCTGTGTTCCGGGTGTTTCACCCCGACAAGATCGAGGGCATTATGAACTGCTGTTGGGTCTATACCGAGGAGCAGTTCAAGAAAACCGAAATGGCCGGTCCGGGCGGAAACTTCCACCGGTTCTGTCACGAAAAAATTACCGTCACAAGAACGGTCAACACTGAAAGGAGTACACCCAATGATTAAGCAACCCATCGACATGACTTTCTCCGACAAGAAGTTCTCTATGATCCTCTACGGCTCCCCCGGCGTGGGCAAGACCACCCTGGCACTGTCCGCACCCGATCCTGTGATTATCGACTTCGACCGGGGTATGTCCCGCGTCAAGGCGCAGCACCGCAAGACCACCATCGTCTGCACCAATTACGAAGAGGTCCTGTCTGACATTGAATCCCCGGAGGTCGCCGCCTGTCAGACCATCATCATCGACACTGGCGGTAGCTTCGTGACGTTCCTGCAGGACTGGGCAATGCGTTCCAATCCCGCCGTCAACAAGCAGAAGAACGGCTCTATCTCCCTCAAAGGCTTCGGCGCCGTCAAGTCCGAGTTCAACCGTTTCACCAGTTACATCAAGGACGTTCTGAATAAGAACGTGATCTACGTGTTCCACAGCGAGGAAAAGACCGACAAGGACGGCAACACCCAGCAGCGCCTTATGTGTGAGGGCGCAGCCAAGAACATCGTGTGGACCCCCTGCGACTTTGGCGGTTACGTCCAGATGATCGGCGACAGCCGTGTGGTGTGCTTCACTCCCGAACAGGAATACTTCGCCAAGGGCTGCCACGGTATCGCCGGCAGATACACCGTTCCCCAGCTCGGCCCCACCGATCAGAACGACTTTTTGACCAAGCTGTTCGACAAGGCCAAGAAGAGCATCGAGGACGAGAACCAGGTGTTCGCTCCCCTCAAGGAACAGTACGATGCGGTGATGGCACAGGTTGCAGAAATCCTTGCCAGCATCACCGACATCGAAACCGCCAACGCCGCAGCTGCGAAGATCCCCACGCTGGATCACGCACTGACTTCCAAGAAAGAAGCGTCCGCAATGCTCAAGGCCAAGACTTCCGAACTGGGCTTGATCTGGAGCCGGGAACTCAATTCCTTTAAGTCCGTGGAGGCGAAGTGATGGCACGTTACCTGATGACGCAATCCCTGCTTTCGTCTTGGGGCTATATGTTCTCCTGTTGGGAAGACGGACAGGAACAGGCAAAAGAGGATTTCATCAGAACGCTAAACCGGGAGCCTACGCCCACTACCGATGCAATGGCTGACGGAAACGCTTTTGAAGCAGAGGTTTACGCCGCTGCCCAAGGCAGACCGAGAGCGCCCCACCCCAAATGGGAAAGCGGTATCCAGCTGGTTGCATCTGTTATCAAAGGCGCCCCCTCGCAGATCCGGGTACAAAGAGAAATCGAAGTAAACGGCTATACGTTTCTGCTCTACGGTGTCCTCGACTCTCTGCAGGCCGGTGTGATCTTCGACGTCAAGTACAAGTCCAAGAGTTTTGGCAGCCTTGACCTTGCTGGCAGCTATTTGGAAAGTCCTCAGCACCCGGCATATCTTTATCTCGTTCCGGAAGCGCACGAGTTCCAGTACCTCGTCAGTGATGGCACAGACCTTTATAGGGAGGTTTACCCCCGGGAGGAAACACGGTCGATTGCTGACATTATCTGCGAGTTCATTACCTCTATTGAGGCTATGGGGCTGCTTGACATCTATCTGGAGAAGTGGGTGGCCAAGTGAAAGGACGGCTAAAGGATCTTACCTTTGGATCCAAGGGTGAACAGCATATCACCGTAACGGTCACATCTGACTTTACGCAATCCTTTGACGATCTCAAGGATTACGACATCAGCGTGGAGATCAAGCGGTGGCGTGAGCCCCGGAGCAAAGATGCCAACGCCTATTTCCACGTACTCGTCAACAAAATTGCCGAGGCCCAGAGCCTCGGTAATGACGAGGTAAAACGCCAACTCGTCCTTGAGTATGGCACGCTTGCCACCGACGAGACCGGAAGTGTCCTCGGGGCTATGATACCGTCAAATGCAAGCCTTGACGATTTTTACCCGTACGCCAAATGGTACAAGTCTATGGTGGTCAATGACCGAGAATACGACTGTTATCTGTTCTTCAAGCGCACCCATACCTTGGACAGCAAGGAAATGGCACGGCTGATTGACGGAACGATCTACGTCGCAAAGGGTCTCGGCCTTGAGACTATGACCCCGGACCAGTTGGCAAGATTGGAGGGATACGAAAAACAGCTATGAGAAAAGTCCATTGCGATTATTGCGGCCGACGTGCAGAGTACGTCGACAGCAAGGTAATCTACGGCAAAAGCTACGGAATGATCTACCTGTGCCGGAACTGTATGGCGTATGTCGGAGTTCACAAAGGCACAGACAAGCCTCTTGGTAGATTGGCAAATGCCCAGCTCCGCTACTGGAAGAAAGAGGCACACGCAGCTTTTGACCCCCTTTGGAAGTATGGCAAGTTCAAGCACCGCAGAAACGCAGCCTACGCTTGGCTTGCGGAGCAGATGCACTTGCCGGTGGATAAGACCCATATCGGAATGTTCGATGTTGGGCAGTGCAAAGCAGTAATTCAGATCTGCAGAAAGGAAAGAACCTATGGATAAAGGAATTTGCGTTGCCGTTCCCGGCACCGTCACTATCAGCGCAGAGGAGTTCGCAGAACTCGTCACCTCTCGCGCATACCTCAGCGTCATTATGGAGGCGCAGGCCACCGAGAAGAACTACGTGGTTGAGAACATCGTGGAGGTCGTTTCCCACCTCGTACACCCGGTTATAACCGGCGACAGCGACACTTCCGAAGATGCGGAGGCTGGAACAGATGCTTAATCATATCACGATTATGGGCCGTCTGACCCGTGACCCGGAGTTGCGGCGAACCGCCTCCGGTGTGGCTGTGGCCAGTTTCACCCTCGCCGTTGATCGTGACTTCTCCGGTAAGGATAGCGGCGAAAAGGAAACCGACTTCATCGACTGCGTGGCGTGGAGACAGACCGGCGAGTTCGTGTCCAAGTATTTCTCCAAGGGCCGTATGGCTGTTGTCGATGGTCGCCTCCAAATTCGGGGATGGACCGATAAGGATGGCAACAAGAGACGCAGCGCAGAGGTTATCGCTGACAGCGTATACTTCGGCGACAGCAAAAAGGATAACGACGGCAGCTCCGGTAATGGCGGCTATAACGCCCCGACCAACGGTGGCTACAACGCTCCCGGCTATGCTGCACCGGCTCCTATGTCCGACTTCGCCGAACTGGACGACGACGATGCGCAGCTGCCGTTCTAAGGAGGTCTACCAATGGCAACAGGCAAACGGTATTACTGGATGAAGCTCAAGGAGAGCTTTATGACCAGCGATACAATCGACTACTTTATGTCCCAGCCTGACGGTGCCAATTACGTTGTTCTCTACCAAATGCTCTGCCTCAAAACCATCAACACGGATGGTCGCCTGTCCCGGCAGATCGGCGAGATCATCATTCCGTTCGATGTCGAGAAGATCCAGCGTGATTGCAAATGGTTCTCTATCGACACCATCCGTGTTGCTCTTAATCTCTATCGCCAAGCCGGTCTTATATACGAGGACGTGGATGGCACCCTCGTTATGACCGACCACGACAATCTCGTAGGAAGTGAAACTGATTATGCCGAAAAGAACCGCAGAATGAGGGCAAATCAGCAAGCACAGCTTGGAGACGGTAGTGGACACAATGTGTCCGCACCTGTGTCCGAAATTGTGCCTACAGATAATAGAGATAGAGATAAGAGTAAAGAGAATAGAGAAAAGAGTTCAGAGATAAGAGGTAAAGAGAAAAAGGCTGACGCCTTTTCCGAGTTTGCGGGTGATGATGACGATCTGCTTGAGGCTTTGAAAGATTTTGAGCAGATGCGTAAGGGCATCAAGAAGCCTATGACGGATCGGGCGAAGAAACTGCTTGTAAATAAGCTGCAGCGTGAATTTTCTCCCAACCTTTGGATCGATGTTCTTGAACAGAGTATCAAGAACTGTTGGCTTGACGTCTACCCCCTCAAAGAACACCGGGATACCTCGCACAGAAACGGCGTGGTCGATGATCTCCGTACCGTTCACGCGATATTTGAGGCGGAGGAAGATGTATGACCAACAAGGAAATGTCTGAACTTTTCTCGGTTATGATGCTGGCTTGGCCGAATGCCGAAATGTTCAAAGGCGGCATAACCAAGCTGGCACCGACAATAAAGCTGTGGGCAAGCTGCCTGCCGGAAGTGGACTTCTGGACAGGACAGCAGGCGCTTATCAAACTATGCCGAGTTTGTAAGTTCCCCCCGACCATAGCTGAATTCAAAGAGCAGGCTGACATCTTCAACAAGGAGATAGAAAGCACAATCGCCCAAATGGAATGGAACATCCGAAGTGGCGAGAGCTTCTCCGGCTCCTTGGAAGCGTGGTTCGCACAACTTCCGGACGGTTGCCCGGAAAAGGTAATTGTAGCCCGGCTGGGTGGCCCGAACGAATTGATCGAAACCCATATCGGAAATGACGGAAAGGAGTTTTCAATGTGGAAGTGGGATCGGTTCGAGGCTGAATACCGGTCTATTTTGAGAGAAAGAAAAACATTGCCGGGCGGCTCGGTAACAGCCTTGCCGGCAAAGAAAGAGGTTTAATGCTAATGAACAGATTTTTAGTCATAATGGCTGCTATCCTTGTAGCCGCTACTCTTTGGGTTTCCGCTGAACCTGAACCCGAACCGGTACCGCTGGAGATCGTGACGGTGACGGATAACACAATCCCCACCAACGAGATCGTCCCGGCCTTTACTCCGGTGGAGCTGGTACATATCACAACGGCCCCGGCAGAACCGATCCCGGAAAGCAGATATTCCGGCATCGATCTGACAAAGGATGATATTGAACTGCTGGCACGCATTATTTGGCTTGAGGCTCGTGGTGAGTGCTTCGAGGGTCAGCAAGCCGTGGCGGAAGTCGTGTTCAATAGGATCCTGTCCGGTTCTTTCCCCGACACCTTGTACGATGTGATCTTTGAAAAGGGGCAGTTCGCAACCGCAGCCAATGTGGACAAGGCTACCCCGGGAGAGAAACAGTACGAGGCGATCTTCACGGCGCTTAACGGTCCTAACGTCCTCCCTTTGGAGGTGGTGTTCTTCGCCACCTCCCCGGAGAACGACAACATTTGGGGCAGTATCGGCGGACACACTTTCTGCTACCCCTACTTCTGGGACGCCAATGGCTAAAGTAGTACGCCACCTCCGGCAAGGGCAACAGGAGTTCCAAAAGCTATTCTCTGAACTGTGCGTTTCAAAGAGTACCTGGCAGGTTTGGAGCGACTTCGTGGAGATGACCGCAATCGCCATAGCGAACAGCGTCGAGGTTCGGGCAAAGGTAAGGCAAGATCGTGAGGCGCGGTACATGTCCATCATCGGCGACTATACCAAAAGCCAGCAACAGGTATTCCCGGAGCTTGTGTCTATCCTTGTTGCTTCGCTCGAAAGGAACTCGGAACAGGACTTCCTCGGCGAAATGTTTATGGCTCTGGAACTGGGCAACCATTGGAAAGGTCAGTTCTTCACGCCGTACAGCGTGTGTCAGATGATGGCGAAAATCACCGTCCAAGATGCCGCCGACAAGATTATGGCTAAAGGGTACGTTACCGTCAATGACCCGGCCTGCGGCGCAGGCGCAACGCTGATCGCCGCAAGGAACGCCTTGGAGCTTATGCACATCGGCAGCTCACAGGTGTGGTTTGTCGGACAGGACATTGACCGGTTAGCCGGTATGATGTGCTACATACAGCTCTCCCTATTAGGCTGTGCCGGTTATGTGGTGATCGCAGACACAATATGCAACCCTCTTACCGGCCCGGTGCTGTGGCCTAACCTCAAGCCCGATCAAGAGGCGTGGTTTATGCCGATGAACTTCATCGACCCGGCGTGGGTATGCCGCCAATTCCGGAGGGATGAAGATCAACCGCCTGTATCGCCTACGGAGAGCGCACCGGTGCCTGCGGAGCAGAAGAAAGAAGAAACCCCATCGTTACCCAAGGCAGAACCCCAAGAGGCACAAGCGGCCACCCAAGAGCCGATGTTCTCCATTACAGAGTCCGACAGCGGACAATTAACACTTTTTTGATTAAGGAGTAAATGCTAATGGCAGATATTGTGATGATAGAAACCGGGCTGTTGCATCCGCACCCGGATAACCTCCGAAAGGATGTAGGCGATGTAGCCGAGCTTGCAGAGAGCCTTAAGGCAAACGGCGTTCTGCAGAACCTTACTGTTGTCCCCGGCCATACGATGACCAATGAAGAATGGCTGGAAGTCGTCGCCCGATACAAGAAGAATCCCACTGAGGAAGATCGGCAGCTTATGAATCGCAAGTGGCTGGATACCGGCTACACGGTTATTATCGGACACCGCCGTCTTGCGGCGGCAAAGGTAGCCGGGCTGACCGAAATGCCCTGTACCGTGGTGGAAATGACCCACAAGGAACAGGTCTCCACGATGCTTACCGAGAATATGCAGCGTGTGGACTTGACCGTTTATGAGCAGGCGCAGGGCTTCCAAATGATGCTCGATATGGGCGACAGCGTGGAAGTCATTTCCGAGAAGTCCGGTTTCTCCAAGTCCACAGTTCGGAAGCGCTTGGAGATTGCCAAACTGGATGATAAGACGCTCAAAAAGGTTTCCTCCCGGCAGCTTACCCTCGGCGATTTTGACGAGCTGGCGAAGATCGACGATCTTGAGGTCCGGAACAAGGTGCTTGCCAGTATGGGTACGCCCAACTTCAAGAACGAGCTTCAAAGCGCCTTGAAAGATCAGAATATAGCCAAGCGTATGGCTGAATGGCTGGAAGCGATCAAGACTTTCGCCACCGAAGATCCCAACGCCAACTACCAAAACCGGCAATACCTCCGCAACTATGGTTACTGGAATATGAGTGCCGATGTGGTTGTTCCCGAAGATGCCGACACCGTGAAGTATTTCTACAAGATCAGCAGAAACCAAATCGACATCTACAAGGAAAAGGATATGGATGCGGAAGCTGTTAAAAAGGCAGAGGCCGAAGAACGGCAGCGTAAGGCCGAGCTGAAACGCCTGCGGTACGAAGATATCAATGATCGGCACTACGATCTCCGGTGTGACTTCCTCAAGAAGCTCACCAACGCCGAGTGCAAGCGCAACATTCACAGGGTTTTCGGTTATGTGGCGAACGTCATGCAGATCGTGACAGACAGATACAGCACCGAGATCGATTGGGATGCCCTGGGCTACTACCTCGGTATCAAGCTGGATGCCAAGGAACTGGATCAAGGTCAACCCATTACAGAGGTTGACGGTATTCGTTCCTGCCTTGAGGCACAGCCCGAAAAGACCTTGTTCTGTATGGCTGTCGCCTGTATGGATGACCACAGCAACGGTTACTGGCACCGTATTTGGAATTGCGGAGAGTATGATTACCAGCACTGTGATAACGACAGGTTGGACGATCTCTACGATGTGCTTATTACCCTCGGCTATGAATTCTCCGACGAGGAGAAAGAAATGCAGAACGGCAACCACATCGTTTTTGTTCCCGGATGCAATGTCGATGACGATGACGAAGAACTGGATCCCGATGACTTAGCGGATCTGGAAGATCTCGAAGAAGATGTGGACGAGGGTTAACCTCGTCCACGGCATAAAGGTGGTGTGAATATGACCCAAGAAGAAATTATCCGGCTGGCTGCAGAAGCCGGCGCCAAGGCTGCGATGGAAACCTTGGAAAAGGAACGGCAGCGTGAGAGCCGGGAAATGTCAGACCGGCGCTTGAGGAACACAAAATTATTGCTTCGCAACTACCGTGTTATCAAGGATCACGCCGCCAACGCCGTGTTCGAGGCAGAAGCCATCGAGGAAGATCCTATGCAAATAATGGAGGATTTGATGATGCCGGGCAGATCTTCCAACCTCTTTGTAGAGAGCATCAAGCGATCTGCGTCGAGGACTACGACCATTGTACGGCACATTGATACAATGCTCCAGCTCTACCAAGTGTATTGCTTCCAGTATGGCTCGGAAGAGGATGAACGCCGGTGGCGTGTCATCGACGGCCTGTACATAAGCGATACCCGTCATACCGTAGGAGAGCTCGCCGAGCAAGAGGGTGTTGTCGAGAGAACGATCTACAAGGACATCGACATCGCCTGTGAGCGCATCTCGGCCCTTATGTTTGGCATTGATGGTATCAAAAAGCGGTAACTTGCTTCTAACTTGCTTATAACTTGCATCTTTGCCGCGAAATATTCAACCTATACTTTACATTTTGGAGGTTCATTATGTACGAAAACGAAGTAAAGATGGCTGCTTCCTTTGGGAATATGCCTGTCGAGCCGCCCCGTGAGAGCGTTGAGGCTCTACTGAATGCAGCCGGTGACCGGATGTGCAGAGTTGTCGCTCTGATCGACGAAGTTATGGCGCTCCAATACGGAGACGGCGAAAGAACCAATATGGCGTGTGAACCTGCTGCCAGCGGCTTCTATGGCCTCGCTATGGCGCTGAACAGAGACTCACGCATCTTACTGGAAAGGGCTGAACTCTTCCGCAAGCGGTTCGGTGGCTGATATGAAAGATCTCCACGCCCTCGACCAGTATCGGGATGTAGGAACGGAACTCCGGGTCTATGGTATGAGCACTCACGGCGAGATCGGCAAAGGAAACGGCGTATTCAAGGTGTTCGTCAACGGAAAGTCCTTTTTCGTCATCGCTTCCGATGGTGGCGGATGGGATCACGTCAGAATCAGCAGAAAGAACAAGATGCCGACGTGGGACGAAATGTGTGCCATCAAGGATATGTTCTTTGACCCGGAGGAAGTTGCTGTCCAGTACCACCCCAAAAAAAGTGAGTACGTCAATAACCACCCCTATTGTCTGCACCTCTGGAGGCCCAATCGTGGACAGGAGATACCCACGCCTCCGAAGATCTATGTCTAACAAAGGATAGCCCTCGCAAAGTGCGTCCCGGTGGAGCGTGCGGTTTTCTCCTTTACGCACAGAAGGCGGTTCAACTCTCGCCTCGCACTACCAAAATTACAAGGAGTCAATGCTATGTCCAAAAGAAATTTGCTGGCGATCAGCATTAAGCACACCGAGTATCGGTGGAAGTTCGGTATGCCTTGTGTGTTGTGGGGTCACCGGACAGAGGATGACGAAAAGCGATCCTTTGGAGGGTACACACTGTTCCCGGAAAAGGCAGAGCTTTACACCATCGAGGAGTTCAAGGAGCATTATGACAATAGCTCCGTTTTCAAGTTCGATGCTCCCGTGAAAATGGAGATCGGCTTCTGCAAGAAGTGGAAGAAGTACGACACGGTCTTTGTCCGGTACGAGGATTACATCACCTACTGCAAGGCGGCATCCCTGTCGCTGGATGGAGGCGGTTATGGCGAAGAATAGAGAAGCCGTTACCTGCAACGGCCGGGCTGCGTTCTATGCAGCTATGTGGGATGACATTCGGCAGTGTGCTATGGATGCTGGGTGGGCTGTTGCCCTCCACGGTAGTCTTGCTTCCGATATGGATATTATGGCGATGCCCTGGGTGACCGGTGCGTGTTCGTTCCAAGGCTTGGTGATCCGCATTGTTGCCTTGTTCAGCGGAAACAAGGTGTGTGAGCAGTTCAATATCTCGTACAACGAGAAGCCCTACGGTCGAGTTGTGGCGACGATCTCCATTTGGGAAGATTTCTACCTCGACATTTCCACTATGCTGCCCAACGGCGTTGGGAGGCTGCGGTGATGGAAAAGGGCGAATCCGTATATATCAAAATAGCCCGGCACGCTATTGGGCTTGACCACAAGCGCCCCTATGTCCGCAAAGGCAAACGGTTTTACCGTCCCTACCGGAATTACTACGCAACCTACGCCAACAACGATGAATGGGAAGTTCTGTGTGGTGCCGGCTATGCCGAGCACGGGAAGATCCACGACAGAGGGAACGGCAAACAAGGCTGCACCTACTGGCTGACCCGGAAAGGGTTGGATTGGCTCGGCAAGGAACTGAACATCCATATCTTTGACGAAAGCAGGTAAGGTTATGGCAAAAGCAAAGAAAAAGCGGAGTAAGTCGCATAAGGGCGGCGTTATGGGTCGCAGCGATATTCCTTATGCACAGCGGATTAAAATTCAGCATAAGCACGATGTAGCCCTCAACCGGGAGCAGGCCGCGCAGGTCACATTGTTCTGCCTGAGTATCGCAATGCACGAGATCAAGGGTGTCGGCTACAAGCGGCTTGTTCGTTACTCTCATCGGTATATGGAGTACGAGCGGGAGTTCTACCAAGATGTTGACGTTGGTATGGCTCACGCCAAACGCCGTATGGAGCAGATGGGTATGCCTATCTCCGGCGAGTTCTTTACCGATAAGGTTGAGGGCCTGTCCCACCGGAAACAGGATATTCACGACAACTCCCTGCAAGCTATCCAAGTGGCGCTGATCGTAGGCGCCGTTACTATGAATGACGAGTTCGGGTTCGGTCAAGAGGTCCAGTTCCGGATCTCTGACCGGGTGACGGAGCTGACAGAGCGTTACAAGAACGAGGGAATCAAGTTCTTGTTGGACGAGATGGAGAAGATCGGCTTCGAGATCGTCGACGGCAAGGTGCGTGCCTATATGGACGATGACGGCAAGGTGCTTACCCCAAAGCAGGCGAAGAAAGCGGGGTGGCCAAGTGCCTAAGGCGATACAAACGAACGGCGACTATGTCCGAAGTCTCGATAATGTTCAGCTGGCAACGCTCTTGAATGACAATATGATTTGCGATCTGTGTGTTCATAACGGAAATTGCGACAATCCGTATAATTCGTCCAGATGCATAGATGGTGTTACCGAATATTTAGAACAGGAGCGACCCGGATGAATAGCTGTGCGAGATGTTTCTATCACGGAAAATGCGCCGGGATGATCTGCTGCAACTACATATTCAAGACCGGCCGTATGAGACCTTGTCCCCCGGGCGACGCCTGTACCGTCAAGGTTACATACAGGAAGCGGCACTACCCCAAGAGAACCAAGCGGGAGGCTTGATATGGCAAAGAAAGTAATAATTGAAATGACCGAGGCACAGGCACGAACCACCTTGGCAGCGTTGGAAGAGTTCTTTCGTATCCGGATGGGTCAAGCCAACATAAGCGGTCTTGCGGAGGATCTGGCATTTGCCGAGTATGACAAGGCGAAAGACACAACCGGACGTGGCTTTGATTTGGCGCTCCAGCGCAGAGACAATATCAACCACGTGCTTAAGGCTATCTTCCATATGGCGTGGCCTATCTACGGCGCACCCGAAAAGAAGTCAGAACCGGTGTTGATCGCCGGCGATATTTGGAGTCAGCTCCGGTGGGAGATGTCTACCAAAGAACCCTTTATGTCCACGCCGATCCAGCTCGGACCGGAACCATTACCCAAAGTCATAGTGGAGGAAGATCATGTTAAAAAGACAACCTAAAGCACCGGAGCTGATGCAGGTATTGGTTAATGCCATTACCTCCTTACAGCAAGTTACGGTGAGCGAAACCCCGGAATATAGGCCCTGTTGGGTCAACGGTCGAAAGGCCGTATTTCACCGCTGGGTGAATAGCGCAAGACCGCAGCTGCCCAGAGGCCAAGAGCCGAACGAGAACGCTCGGTTCTTCCAGTACAGAGCCACCCACGCCCTCGTTGAGTATGCAGACGGTACGATGGCGACAGTTTGGCCGACAGACCTCCAATTTGCGGACAGCAAACCGTTTGAGGAATGCTGGCAAATGGCAGAAAGTGAGGATAGCAACCAATGAAAGCTTGGCTTGTTAGGGAAAAATACGAGTTTTCCGCTACCGTAGTATTTGCAGAAACGAGAGGAAAAGCCCGGGCGTTGGCAACGCATACAGAAGCCTGCGAGGATGTTCCGTTCTGTGACATTGAAGCTTATAGGAAACCTGCTCTTGATAAGTACTACACTCCCGGGAAAAAGGAAATGGACTGGTTCAAGGCGAGTGACCGTGTTGCCCTTGTGAAAGACGGCGGTTTTACCTGCGACCCGGATTATTGGGAGCCGGAAGATTGCGATCATTGTCCGGCTTCTGAATTTTGCGATGCGCACCAAGACCGAATCCGTGAGAGGTCGGAGGCATCGTATGAATAATTGCGTGTGTTGCGGTGCTTCAATACCGGAGGGGCGGCACGTCTGCCCCTCTTGCGAGAGCAAGTTCGGAAATGTCCAACGGGTAGATACGAACTTGGCTTTTTACGACAAGGAAGAAATCTTTGAAAACTGCACCGTACAGGTGCTTACCAATACACGGACCGGAGAGGTCAGTGTAGGTTGGTGGAGAAACGAGGACTGATATGAAACCTATCTATAAGCCGAAAGGCAAAGCAAAGGAATATGGCGATTATGCCATAAACATTTATACTGGATGCCCACACCGGTGTTTCTACTGTTTTGCACCAAGTGTACTACGTCGAGATCGTGAAGCGTTCCACTCGTGCGTCGAACCTCGTGACGGAATCTTGGAGGCTTTGAAACTGCAGCTTTCCCGAGAGGATATCATCGGTCAAACGATCCACCTGTGCTTCACTTGCGATCCCTACCCGACAGGGTGCGATACGTCCATAACGAGAGAGATCATAAAGATCATCAAGGACAGCGGCAACCACGTTCAGATTCTCACAAAGGGAGACGGTAGCCGCGACTTCGATCTGTTGGACGAAAACGATTGGTACGGCATTACTTATGACGGGGCGGCTCACGGAATGTATGAGCCAAGCGACAGATGGGCCGATATATACTCGGCAAAAATGCTCGGTATCAAAACGTGGGTATCGTTTGAGCCTGTCGTGGATGCCGATATGGTTTTGGATGCCATTGAAAACTGTCACGACATCATCGACCGCGTGAAGATCGGGAAGCTGAATTACTGGCCATCGGACATCAACTGGAAGGAATTCGGCGAACGGGCCGAGGTTCTTTGTAAATCCCTCGGACTTGACTATTACATCAAGGATAGCTTGAGAAAGGAAATGGAGAAATGACAGCTAAAGAATTAGCCGCCCAGCTGGACGGAAACAAGTATGACAGCGAGATCACCAAGGAGCAAGAGGCGCAGGCAGCCGACAATGGCCTTGTGGTTGCATTCGGCTACTCGGACGATGTGGTAGTGCTTTGCGGTGCAATCGACGATGAGGTTGGCGCCTATGATGGTACCACATTCCACGTCAACCGGGATGGCGTATTATACGAACCGGATTGCAACTGCGACGAGTGCAAGTATTTCGCTGCCGCCAAGAGAGCAGCTTCCGAGATCAAAGCTGTTTGGCACAATACCAGCGATGCCACGTGGACCTTTGAAACGGCAATTCCCCACGAAACGTTCCGGATTTACGAGGACGATGAACTGTTCTGCATCGGCATCGTTTTCAGCTTGAACGACCTTGTTTGACGGAGGTGACAGCTAATGTATATTCCGGAATTTTGGTGCGGTGTCGGTGCTACGATCGTCGTTGAAATCGTTATCTTGATCGGCCTGCTTATCTTCTTCGGCAAGAAAGGCAAGAAGTGATCTATGGAAAAAGTTACATACGCAGAACGCAAGGCCACCTATAAGGTGGCTCTGCGGAAATGGGGCGTCGACGCCCAGGTAATGATGGCCGTTGAGGAAATGAGTGAGCTGACCAAGGAGATTTGCAAGATCTTCCGAGGAAAGGGTTCTATGGAAGAACTGGCAGACGAGATCGCCGATGTCCTCATTACCATCGAGCAGCTGAAACTCATTTACGAACTTGGTGATATGGTGGACGATCACATCGCTATGAAGATCCAGCGGTTGCAAGACCGGCTCGGAATGGTGGAGGTGTCCAACAATGGGTAAGCCGAGAATGATCGGGATGACTAACCGCTGTATCCCTAATAGCAAAGCAGATATGCATTACCGCCGCAAGGCGTTTGAGCGGAACAAGAGCAAGATCGAGTCCGAGGAACGCATATACCGAAAGGCTGAAAAGGATCTTGAGGAAGCAAAACGCCGTGCTATGGCAGAAATTGAGCAGAATGGAACGGGCATCCTTGTCCACGGTGCGATGAAGTACGGCTGCGAAAATGTGGCCTTACTTGGTGGATGTTTCTTGAAAAAGGGCTTGAGGAATTTGGAGAGAACCATAAGCCGGTTCCTTTTGCTATCCGGTGTCCCCTTTGCGGTGGGTTTGCGCATGACATTTCCGGAATCGCAAAGTTCCCGGGCGGTGAATATCAAGAGCTGCCGGAGGGAGAGTGCTATTTTGCAAACCTCGATGGTCAAGATTGCGGAGTTCCCAATACGGACGCACTCAAGGGGGTATTCTATGGGCTATCGAAAGGTTAGTTGGATTGAGCAGCTTTGGTATATAGTCAAGTATAAGCTGCGTACCGCAATACAGAACAGGAGGAATAAATGAAGTTACCTAACAGTATTCGCATCGGCGGTGTTGAGTTCAAGGTTATCGTGGAGCCTCGGCTGAATGATGGCCTTAAGATGTTGGCTGGACGGATCCGGCATATGGATTGTGAGATCGCCGTTGCGGAAGAGTGCAGCCACGAGTACAAGTGCCTGTCAATGTGGCACGAGATTATGCACGGCATCGAGGATCAAGCCCAGCTTGATCTTGGTGATAACCGGGAGAAGATCATCGAAGCCTTTGCCCGGGGTGTGTATCAAGTCTTACAGGACAACGGCAGGCGGTTGTTTGACATCGTCCCGGAGGTTGAAAATGCCTGATGGTCACTGCTTCCTCTGTCACCGGTGGAGGTTCTTGGAGGAACACCACATCTTCGGCGGTTCTAACCGCAAGCATTCCACGAAATACAAGCTGACCGTGTTCCTGTGTGGTGATTGCCATCGTACCGGGAAACAGGCAGCACACGGCTGTAAGGAGACTATGCAGAAGCTCCACGAATATGGGCAAAGGAAGTTTATGCGTGAGCAGAACGCCACCGTCGAGGACTTCCGCAGGATCTTCGGGAGGAACTACCTTGATGAAGAATGAAGTTCTACGAATGACTATCCCTCTGCAGCCGATCACCAAGAAGAACCACCAACGTATCGTCGTTCACGGTAAGCGCCGTATGGTGCTGCCAAGCGAACAGTACGAGCAGTACGAAGCCCAATGCGGTTGGTTCGTCAAAGGACGTGGGATGAAGATCGACAAGCCCTGCGAGGTGGTGTGTCTGTTCTATATGAAAGACCGCCGTGTGTCCGATCTCACTAATCACCTTGAAGCCATCGACGACATTCTTGTAAAATACGGCGTGCTGGCCGATGATAACAGCCGCATCGTTGTTTCCCACGATGGTAGTCGGGTCTTATATGACCCAGAACACCCTCGAACCGAGGTAACGATCCGGTTATTGTGAGGGCAAAAATAGTTCATTGACCGGGCAATATAGTCCGTGGTACAATGTAGGCTGTACAATCTTAATCATACCGAAGCACCCATTTCTTTCGAGGCTGCGTTTGCCACCGCTGCCATTGAGAAAGCGATGGGTGCTTTAATTTTTGCGGAAGGAGGTTCTATTACCTGCTGCTCCTTGAAGCCCATAGGCGATATATCAAGGAGGTAACAGCTATGCAAAATGCCCATAGGCAAAAATCCCAAAGCAACCCCTGTGTGACCTGTTCCTTGGATGCCGGAGGTGACCGGCAATGATTTATCTGGAAAACAATGTGTTTGACGAAGCGATGGAGCGATTGCGCTTTATCTTCGACAATCACGACGATGTCATTGTCAGTATGTCCGGTGGTAAGGATAGCACCGTACTGTTCCATATGGCGTTGGCAGTAGCAAAAGAGCAAGGCAGATTGCCCCTCAAGGTGTTCTGGCTTGACCAAGAGGCCGAATGGCAAGCTACCGTCGATTACATGGAGAAGATTATGGCTATGCCGGAGGTAGATCCGTACTGGTTCCAAATCCCGTTCGATTTCACCAATACGCTGTCCCCGGATAAGAACTTCATCCACGTTTGGAACCCGGACGATAAGGCTATCTGGATCCACGAACAGCACGAGACGTCCATCAAGGAAAACCCCTGCAAGGCGAACAGATTTCACGAATTGGTGAATGAACTGCCGGATCACTGCACCGAATCCAATAACTGCGCTGTACTGGTTGGAATGCGAATTTCCGAAAGCCCCAACCGGAGGGTGGCGATCACCCAGCATCAAGCGAAGTACAAAGGTATCACGTGGTGCAAGAAGAAAACCGGAAAGTGCCAGGTGTTTTGGCCGATCTACGATTTCACCAACGACGACATCTGGACAGCTATCGGTTCCAACCATTGGAGCTATAACAGGGTGTACGATCTCCAGTACCAATGGGGGGCTGAAAAAGGAGGCAATGCGAGTAAGTGCATTGACACACGAAACCGCATGGCACTCCAT